TAAGATGTCTGAAATGAGTATAAAAGAAAGACAAGAATTAAGAAAATATTTATTAACAGAACTATATGAATTATATTTTAATTCAGAAAATATTGGTTATAAAAATATTAATCAAAATTTAGAAAGAGAAGATAAAGAAAAGTTCTTAGCTATTTGATTGAAACTTAATCGGTTAGCTAAGAGCTTTTTATTATGTGAACGAGGTGGTGAAAAAAATTAAAAGTAAGTGGCAACAAGTTGAAGATAAATTAATATTAATAGAAAAATGGGCAAGAGATGGCTTAACGGAAAAACAAATATGTTATAATTTGAGAATAAGTGTGCAAACTCTTAATGAATATAAAAAAAGCCATTCTGAGTTAGTTGAGTCCTTAAAAAAAGGCAAAGAAGTTTGCATAGCCGAAATAGAAAATGCCCTAGTTAAGAGAGCTTTGGGGTATGAATATGAAGAAACTAAAACATATATTAGAGATGAAAATGGAAAAGTTATAAAATATACTGAAAAAATTAAAAAACATTTAGCGGCAGATGTTGGTGCTTGCGCGATATTGTTAAAAAATAAAGACAAAGGTAAATGGTCTAACGACCCTGCGAAATTAGAAATAGAACGTGAAATTTTGGAACTCAATAAAAAAAATCAGGAGCTGAAATTATGGTAAATGTAAAAGAACTGCCGATTGATGAAATAATACCTTATGAAAATAATCCTAGAATTAATGGTAATGCAGTTGAAAATGTTGCTAATAGTATAAAAGAATTTGGCTTTAAAAATCCAATAGTTTTAGATGAAAATAATATTATCATTGCTGGTCATACGAGATTACTTGCAGCACGAAAAAATGGTCTTTTAAAAGTACCCTGTATTATAGTAAACGATTTAACAGAAAAACAAGTTAAAGCTTTTAGAATAGCAGATAATAAAACACAGGAATTTTCCAAGTGGGATATGGAAATTTTAATGCAAGAATTATTATTTTTAAAAGAAAGTGATTATGATATTAAAATAACGGGATTTGATGATGATTTTTTTAAAAACAATGAATCATTGGAATTGGAAGAAATTGATGAAATAAAAAAACAAGAAAAACAATCGTGCCACTGTCCGAAATGTGGTTTTGTATTCGAGGTATAGTTATGAAAATTGCCGTCTATGTTTTAAGTAAAAACGCAAAACAAACTTACAGCAATGAATCATTTGATGTGAGATTAAATGCAGGTATTGCAGTTGTTGTAGATATATTAAAAAGAAAAGGTTACAACGATATAAAATACGCAGGCAAAACAACGGTTCATGAATATGATGTTGTTTTATATAGTGTAACTTCAGATTGCGACTGGTGGAATTTTATAGAGGAAAGGGTCAAATGGAAAGAAAAAAAATATAAAGTAATTTTGGGAGGGCAAGGCGTTTTAAATGTTAGACCATTTTTAAAATTTGCAGATTATTTCATGCTAGGAAGAGCAGAGGGAGAAATCGAAAAACTTATTACAGCACTTGATAAAGGTGAAGAATATGAAAGTCCTTTTGTTGTAAACAGTAAATATTTTAATATAAATAAACAATACTATATAAACCAAGTAGAAAAAATATATCCATACGATATAAAATTAGAGAATGGTGAAACATATCATGAAGATGTAATTGGTTGTAATCATAAATGTTTATTCTGTGGGTATACGTGGCACCGCAAACAGGCAGTACAAGAAGAATTTAATTATAGTGGTTTGTGGAATGGTGGTAAGGATAGAGAGCGAGCTATGTTAGATATGGACAATGGATTAGAAATTGATTTAGTTAAATTAAGGACAACTGCCATTGATGGTTTAAGCGAACGATTACGTTTTATGGTTAAAAAGAAAATAACGAGAGATATTTTTAAAAATTTTTTAGAAAGATTAGCAAAATGCGAAAAACCACATCAAGTTAAATTTTATAATATTATTGGATTGCCGTCGGAAACCGAAGAAGATTGGCAAGAATTTTTAGAAGATATCAGAATTGTTGATTCAAATTTTAGAAAACAAGAAAAACAAACTAGTATATTATTACATTCGACACCTTTTAGGGCTATGCCAGCTACACCGTTAGCTTGCCAACCTATGAGTTACGAAAATTACAGAGGGAAAATAGCTAAAACTTTAGGAACTAGTTGCAAAGGTAATATATTTTATCAGGGCAATGCAATGTGGGCAGTAGAGAGTATGGCAACTGAAAGTTTACCCACGGTTATTCAATCAGCAATTGTTTGGCGTGGAACAGAAAAAGACAGTGAAAATATTATTAAAATTGCTTGTTCAAAAAAATTTAAAACTGCCAATGCATTAGTTAAACAAGCAACATTAGAAAAATACTTTGATGTCTCCGGATTATTTGGTACATTTACAGAAACGACGCTACCGACAAGATATTTAAGAACTTACGCAAAAGTAGAAAAAACATGGCAAAAGATTGACGAGGATAAAATATGGTAAGCTTCTATAAATCAAAGGAATGGCAGGGTTTACGAAAGGTAATCTTAGCAGAACGTGGTACTCAATGTGAAGATTGTAAGAAATATATATTGAATTCAAAAGAAGCTCACTTGCATCATAGGATAGCACTCAACTATAGTAATGTTACTGATTATAATATAAGTTTGAACCCAAACAATATTTTGGTGCTATGTAGAGATTGCCACGACAAGACACATAAAAGATTTGGGAGTTACAAGAAAGAAGTGTACTTAGTATATGGTCCACCTTTATCAGGGAAGAAAACATATGTGAAAGAACATATGGAACGTGGAGATTTAGTTATTGATATGGATAGCCTGTATAAAGCTGTATCATTTCTTGAGGAGTTTAATAAGCCTAATGTATTATATAATAATGTTAGGACTATACATAATACATTAATAGATAATGCGAGGACTAGGTTTGGGAAATGGAATGCAGTATGGGTTATTGGTGGTTATGCTGATAGGTATAAGAGAGAAAAATTGAAGAATGATTTAGGCGCAGAGATTGTTTTTTGTGATATTGGCAAAGAAGAGTGTTTAAATAGATTGAAGATGGTAGATGATTATAGAAAGGATTTTATAGAGGAATGGGAAGGATATATTGAGAAGTGGTTTGAAACGTTTAGTTAACCCCTCCCCAGCCTTTGAAAAGAGCAATGCCAAGGGGAACGAGTGGGGGACGCATTTCGCTCACACCCTTAAAATTTTGAAAATTCTCCTGGACTTTTTTCATGGCAACTTTTCATTTTGGAGGTAGGTGATAATATGACAAAAAGCGAAGTATATCAAAAAGAATTAGAGAAATTGAAAGAGATATTTAAAGATGTTGAAAAATCTAAAGCAAAACTGGTAGAAGGTCTTATAGAAGATGCTTCTTTTTTATTGGCTGAAAATTATGAATTGAAACAATTAATTAGTGAAACTGGAATGCTGAAAGTTCATCCGAATCATAAGGATATGCAAAAACCAATACCTGTAGCAAAAGAATACAGGCAAAATCTTAATAGCTATGCAGTAGTTATAAAAACTTTAAATGGTGTACTTATGAAAAATACAATTGAAGATGATGATGGACTAGACGAATTTGAGTAGGTGATTAAATGTATGATTTAAAAACAGGAAAATACTGCGAAGGAATACCCTGTTCAGAAACTTATTCATGGCTGTTAGAATACATAGGAAAATGTAAGAGCAAAGAAATAATAATAGGCCATGAATTAATGATGGAATTAGATAGATGTTTAGAATGTTTTAATGATCCTAATACAAAAATAGAATTTGAAGATGCTCACAAAAGAATAAAATTTATTGAAACTAAATGTAAACACTTTGAATCACCTTTCGCAGGAAAACCTTTTATTTTGGAGTTATTTCAAAAAGCTTTCATTGAAGCTATATATATTTTTAAAATATTTGATGATGAAATAGGTCGTTATGTAAGATTAATTCAAGATGTATTGTTTTTGGTTGGAAGAAAAAATGGGAAAACGCCTCTAATAGCTGCAATAAATTTAGCAGAGTTTTTTTGTGGTCCTATTGGTATCAAAATTTTATGTTCTAGTAATGATTATGAACAGGCTGATTTAATGTTTCAAGCAATTAATAACATGAGAGAAGAAAGTAAAGAATTAGAAAAAGTAACAAGGAACACAATTAGGAAAGGTATAGTATTTGGTAATCCAAAACATATAAAGAAAAAAGGAAAATTTTCATATCAAAATAAAGGGTGTATCAAAAAAATATCAGCTAAAACAGGAGCAAAAGAAGGTCGTAATATTGCAGTAGGTTCGGTTGACGAAGTTCATGAAATGAAAGACGATTCTTCTATAATGCCTATTCGACAAGCACTATCCACTCAAGATGAGCCTTTATATTTTGAGTTAACAACAGAAGGTACAATTAATGATGGTTATTTGGATGGCAGATTAAAAGAAGCTAGACAAGTAATAAATGGAGATTTAGAACGACCAAGATGGCGGGTTTGGATTTTTTCTCAAGATAATGAAGCTGAGATATGGCAAGATGAAAGTTCGCACGTAAAAAGCAATCCAAGTTTAGGGGTTATAAAGAAAAAAAGTTTTATTAACAAAATGTTGCAAGAAGCACAAACTAATAAAAAAACAAGGGTTTTTGTTTTGAGTAAAGATTTTAATATAAAACAAAATAATGCTCAAGCATGGTTAACCACCCAAGATATAGTGAATGAAGAAATTTTTAATATAGAAGATTTTAGGAATTGTTTTGGTATTGGTGGAGTTGACCTTGCAAGAACTGGAGATTTTGCAAGTGCAAGAATGTTATTAATGCGACCCGGAGACAAGAAAAAATATATTCTACAACAGTATTTTATTCCAGAAGCAAAGCTTGATAAAATTTCTAAAATAGAAAGGGAAAGATATGAGGAGTGGATAAAACAAGGATATATAACTGTTACAGAGGATAGCAACGAGAATGATTTTAGACTTGTTACTAAATGGTATGTTGATTTATATAAAAATTATGGAATTAGACCATTTGTAGTTATGTATGATAAGTGGTCAGCTACATACTGGGTAAATGAAATGAAAGATTGTGGTTTTGATTGTGAAAAGGTAGAACAAAATCATGCTAATTTGGACAATCCAATGACTATGGTTGAAGATGATTTGAAAAGTAAATTATTAGTATACAATAACAACCCAGTTGACAAGTTTTGTTTTGAAAATACAGCTATAAATGTAAATAGCAAAGAACAAATGATGCCTATGAAAGTTCAAGGAAAAGAAGAAAAGAAAATTGATGGTGCAGCAACTACAATAATGTGTTATAAGGGCTACAATGAGCATAAACTTGAATATTTAAGATTAGTAGGGTAGGAGGTGAAAAATGGGAATTTTACAAGGCTTTAAAAATATATTTGCACCAAAAAACCTGTCATATGCCAAATTATTAGATAGTCACACACCAATATTCTCACAGTTTGGACAAAACGTCTATGCATCTGATGTAGTCCAAATATGTGTAGATATAATAGCGAGTGAGTGTAGCAAACTACAACTTAGACACATAAGAACCAATGTAGACGGAACACAAACAGTACCCAAAAGTTCATATAATCGGCTTTTTAAATTTGCACCAAACGAGTTAATGACAACAAGAGATTTCTTAGAAAAAGTGATATGGCAGTTATTTATGAATTACAATTCATTCATTTACCCAGTTTACGACAAGGGGCAATGTATAGCTATATACCCTTTAAACCCTCATACAGTTGAATTTTTAGAGGATACAACAGGTAAACTATTTATACATTTTTATTTCACTGGGAATATTGATGTAACCATTCCATACAGTGAAGTAATTCACCTAAGGAAAAAATTTAGCAGCAATAGTGTTATGGGTGGAGGTATTAATGGACAAGCCGATAATGGAGCATTACTGAAAGTACTTGAAATAAATGATGTAGTAACCCAAGGCTTAGGAAAAGCTATAAAAACAAGTCTATCTATTAGAGGTATTTTGAAAATAAATACAATGCTAGATGATGAAAAACAAAAAAAGGAAAGAGAAAAACTCGAAACATTAATAGCAACTGGTACAAGTGGGATAATTCCAATGGACCTAAAAGGAGAGTACACTCCACTACAAATAGACCCAAAAATAATAGATAAAGACACAATAGAATTCTTGCAGCATAAAATTTTAAATTGGTATGGCGTGTCCATGCCTATTTTTAATGGAGATTTTAATGACGAACAGTACCAAGCTTTTTATGAAAAGACACTTGAACCTAGAGTAATTTCAATAGCACAGGCATTTTCCAAAACATTATTTACTCAACGTGAATTAGACCAAGGCAATGAGATATGTGTATATCAAAAAGATATGCAATATTTGAGTGCGAAAACTAAATTAGAATTATTAAAGACGGCAGGAGAGCAAGGAATCTTAACTGATAATCAAAAGTTAGCGATTATCGGTTATCCACCGCTTGAAGATGGCACCGGAAACAGAAGAACAATGTCACTTAATTATATAGATGTAAACTTAGTTAATCAATATCAGATGAGTAAATCAAACCAGGAAGGAGTAATGAAGATTGAAAAATAAACCTTTAAATAAAACTGAACAAGTAAAAAGAAGTTATAGTATAGAAAATTTTAGAGCAACAGATGAAGGAAGTATAATAGAAGGCCATGCAGCTGTATATAATCAAAGAACTACTATAGGAAATTGGTTTTATGAAGTTATAGAACGTGGTGCTTTTGATAGTTGCAATTTTGATGATGTGCTTTTAAGTGCCAATCATGAATGGGAGAAAATACCACTTGCTAGAAGTAGAAGAAATAACGGAAATTCAACAATGCAGCTTACAGTTGATGACAAAGGGCTTTATGTAAAAGCAGAACTTGACATTGAAGGAAATACAGAAGCTAAAAGCCTTTATAGTGCTGTAAAACGTGGGGATATTGATGGAATGAGTTTAATATTTTATGTTGAAGAAGAAAGATGGACTGATTTGGATAAAGATATGCCTACAAGATATATTTCTAAAATTAAAAGAGTAAGAGAAGTATCAGCAGTCAATTACCCAGCTTATGAGGGTACTGATATAAATGCAAGAGCCACATTGGATAATGAAAAAATTGTATTGGATAATGCAAGGGCAAATATTGAGTTGGACAACTCAAAAGAGATAGAAAAGTTAAGATTACAAACAAAAATTATATTAAATGGAGGGTTATAATATGAATAAAGAAGCATTATTAAAAATGTTAAAGGCAAAAGAAGACAAAAGGGCAGCATCGGTTACAAAGTCAACTACAAGTGAAAGCGTAGAAGAATTAAGAAGTATAAATAAAGAAGTAGAGGAATTGAATATTGATATTGCTGAATTGAGAAGTATGATCAAAGCCATTGAAGATGAAG